TAAAGATTTTAGGTTATTAAGATACCCATTTGAAAAAATTGATGCATCCGATGATTACTTAGAAATTCAAATTCTTGAGTATAAACCACCTGGTTTTGGAGTAACTGGAACTGCAGGATTTCAAGTTAAATCTTCGGACGATCCAGATTCTCAACTGTCTGAAAAAAATAAAAACATAAAAGCAACAATTATATTACCAATTCCAAAAGATCTTTCACCAGATTCAAAATCTGTTGAGTGGGGAGAAGATAGAATGAATTCTATTGCTGCAGCTGTTGCTGGTGGAGCAAAAGATGTAGTTGGTGCTAATGGTGTTGGCAGTATACTTAATACAATTATGAAAGGAGCAGGTAGAATTGCTGGGGCTATAGATGGAAATACTCAACAACAACTTCAAGCAGGAATTGCGGGTGCTGCCACTCAGCAATTATTCGGACAAGAAGCAGATCCACTTGCTGCAATCACTCGTCAAACAGGAGCAGTTCTAAACCAAAACCAAGAATTACTATTCAAAGGTGTTAGTTTAAGGGACTTTGCATTTAACTTTACAATGACTCCTCGTTTTAGAGAAGAAGCGGAGCAAGTTAGAAATATAATTAGATTTTTCAAGCAATCATCTTCTGCTAAAAAAAGTGTTTCTGCTGGTGCAGGATCTCAAGGTCTATTCATTGGATCTCCTGATGTTTATCAAATTACATACAAAAGTGGTAACCAAGATCATCCATATTTGAATCAATTTAAAGTATGTGCTTTGATGAGTATGACGGTTAATTATGGTGGTGCTGGAGTATATGCAACTTATGCTGATGGATCTCCGATTCAAACAAATATGACACTCTCATTCAGAGAATTAACCCCAGTTTACTATGAAGACTATAATGCAGAAAAAGGATTAAGAGGAACAGGATACTAATATGTCTTACTTCAGAGAACTTCCAGATCTAGAATACCAATCACCAATAACAGATAAGATCTCCTCAACTGATTATGTTCGTGTGAAAAATATTTTTCGTCGAGTAAAACTTCGTGATGATTTATCAAAAAATGTAGTTCTCTTCAACAAATATCAAATTGAAGAAGGAGAAAGACCAGAGATAGTTGCAGAAAAACTCTATGGTAAAGCAGATCTTGATTGGGTCGTATTGATATCTGCTGGTATTACAAATGTAAGAAATCAATGGCCTCTTTCTAGTAGAGACATCTATAGATTCTCAGAAGAAAAATATGGTGATGAACTAAATGCAACTAGAATTTATGAAACAACAGAAGTCAAAGATGGTAATGGTAGATTAATATTACCTGCAGGAAAAGTTGTTGATGGTAATTTTACAATTCCTAATCCAGAGGATATTTCTCAGACTCTTAATCCAGTGGTTGGAATTTCAAATTACGAATACGAAACTCGTTTAAATGATGAAAAAAGATCTATTGATATTTTAAAAAAAGTTTATCTCCAAACATTCCTGAACGATATTAGAAAACTTACATATTATTCCCAATCTTCACAATACGTGGATTCTAAATTAATACGAACAGAAAATACCAGGAATCAGTCCATATAAAAAAGGGGGGCAATGCCCCCCAATCAATCATTCTTCAGCGAGTCGCTGGAAGTATGAAAGAGTATCATCATCTTCATCTTCATCAACCGAAGAAGACTTGGGAGAACTCAGATTCCTAAGTTCGGTGCGAAGATCTTCATCAAGTTCACGAACAGGACCACGGGAAGTTGATTCCTCATCGGCAACTTCGGGATCTTGACGGCGAGCAGTCTTGTTGCCAAGAACATAATCAAGACGCTTCTTCAGTTCATCATAGGACTTGAACTGATCGGCAGCAACGAGTTCAGCAAGAGAATACTGCTTCTTCCAGATTGCTTCCATCTCATCATCATCAGTCAGCAGAGCACCTTGTGCGGCAAACTCTGAAGAATCATAATTACGATAACCAGCAACGTTCTTTGCCTTCAGTTTGAAGTTAGCACCCTGCCAGAAGTCGAACGGATCGATAGGAGTCTCATCTTCAAACTCTGGTTGCATTGCAGCAGTCAGTTTATCAAAGATTTTCTTACCGTACTTATACAGAAAGACTTTACCTTCGTTAGCAGGATTAGCAGGATCTTTGACAACATAGATGTTACTCACATAAGTCAGTTTACGTTTTTGCTTACGGGCAACTTCTTTACCAGCATCAGTACCATTGTTCCACAGTTCGGAGTTCAGTTCCGACACAGGATCTTTTTGATTGAGAGTGGTGAGAGAATTTTCGATGTACCAACCACCAGAACCTTGGAAAGCGTGGGAGTACAGTTTCACAAACGGCAGATCTTCACCGTTAGGAGCAGGAAGGAAACGAATGACGGCATAACCATTGCCGCTCTTATCGCATTCAAGTTTCCATACGCGATCATCACCAGATGATGCGTTATTATTCATTTTTTCGACTTCCTTGACAAGTTTAGCAGTCAGGGAACCAAGTTTGGATTGTTTCTTAAGATCAGAAAAAGACATTTGGATTTGTTGGGTAAATTGGATGTTTTGGATTTACTTAGATATTATAGCGAAAATTGAATCACTTGTCAATAAATTGCTTGAGAGATTCAATGGTTTTATTCATACTATTGAATAAAAGATTCATATCTGTGTCAGGGGGAAATCCCATAATAGCCACAGATTTTTTCAAATTCTCTTTCATCTCAACCGCTTGTGGGTCATCAGAAAGAGACAAACGTGTATACATTACACGTTGCTTATCAAGCAACTGAGTCAGTTTATCAATATGTTCCAGCTTATCTTCGCGGCTCATTGAACCAAAAGACAGGATACTTCCATAAATGAACCTTTGAAGTTCATTGATTTCTTCTAGTTCTTCCTGAATCAATTCAGAGTCAAAAAATTTACTCATTTACAATTTCCCGCAGAAGTTTTTTATACTGAAACTTATCAATATTTAGAAATGGTTTGTACTTCTTGATTTTTAAACTTACGGTTTCCCACACTGGGTCCATAAGTTTCTTATCAAATACATTCCCGAACAGGAAGATTGCATCATAAATCACTAGGGTTTCAATACAAATCTTCCCGCTCAGGAATTTTTTTAGAACTGGTGGATGTCCTTTCGAACAGTTGAAAGCATCCTCTAATTTTGTCTGCGAGAGTAATTCTTCCGATTGTTCTTTGAACAAGTAGGTTAAACTCTGCTGTCGTTTCATCCACTCTCGGTATGTTCCTTCTCCCGAATTTATGATTTCTCCAATCCATATATTTTGTGGGTTGTCTGTAGCAACAAAGTTTGATACAAGAAAATCTACAATTTCTTTGTCAGAATATTTCCTTGAAGATTTTTCAAAGAAATATTTGTCTTTACGTTTGTTGAAGGAAGTTAGAGTTGCTCTAGACTTCCCTCCATATTTAAAGAAATCGTATTTTGGATTCGTGAAGTGACTTTTGAGAGAGAGATAATGTTGATATGTCTCAAAAGGACTCATAGGGGAAGTTTTGCTCTCGAAGTTTTTTTCATAAAATTAAGACGAGTGGCATCCCACTTTAGTCTTTCTTTAAGAGGTCTAGATACTAACTTAGCAACTGAATCAACTTCAATGTTATTGATTTCACAATAATGAACGATAGCATCGATATGATTAAGTTTTTCCTGTATCACGATTCTCTCAATTTCTTCAGAGAATTTTGATGGTGTTAGGAATTTATTGTTTAATTCCCTTTCCAGTTCTGTATTATTTTCCATAGAGTTCCAATTTATCTCCAACAAACTTTCTAATATATTTGCTGAGCAATTTGATGTATTTTGTTTTGTCTCTTTCTTCATAAACGACGCATTCTCCATTTTCACAAGCCATTAAAATTACAAGTTTTTTCACAGGTATTCCTGTGATTTCATAAAACATACAAGCGTATGCCGCACACTGAACAAAATAGTGTTCAATCCACTCTCGTGGTTTTGGTTTTTTAGAAGTTTTAAAGTCTATAATTGCCAATTCGCCGTTGTGTTCTGCGATACAATCAACGGTTCCCGCTACTCCAAGAATTTTGCTGTATAAGGAACTCTCAAGAGCGTGAATATTATTTATACGATTAAGTTCCGCCTTTGAAATCTTAAATAAGAAATCCGCAATCGGCGTAACAATCGGCAAATCTTGATTTTTAAGATAGTTCTCCGTAAGAGAATGCATATCCGTACCGCGAGAAGTAGCCGCCTTAGTAATCTTCTCAGCTTCCTCCTCACCAATCTTTTTACGCCACTTAACAAATATTTCACGATTAAAATGACTCGTAACGGAAGTAATAGAAAAGAGTCTTAGAATCTCATCTTCATCAGGAATTTTATAATAACGAATACCATCGATAGTTTCCCTTTCAAGTTTTGGAAGATTTACATCTATATGTGTAAATCTTCCTTGCTTAGCAACTTCAGGATGCAACTCATAATATTTTTCAATTAACGGATTCGACATTAAAAACCTGCTTCTATTTTTGCAATAATATATTCTTTGACAAGTCCAGAACGAACAATATCATCAACACCAAACTCTATTATATCAATAGATGGCATTTTACGCAAGATGTTCATGAAATCAACAATTCCATTACGCTCATTAGTCTTCTGTAAATCGGACTGAGAAGCATCTCCACAAAACATAATCTTAGAGTTCTCACCAACACGGGTAATGATTGAATCAAGTTCATGTGCCGTACAGTTTTGGAATTCGTCTACAATCACAATTGAATTATCAAGTGTGGTTCCTCTCAAGAATGAAGTACTCCAGAACTTAATCGTTTCTTGTGCTTTAAGATTACCATAGAGCATCTCAAATTCTGCATCAGAAGGCATCTGGAACATATACTTCACCATATTCTTATAAGGAATTTGGTAGATGTCCGACTTATCCTCATAGGAACCAGGAAGAAAACCAATCTCCCTGGTGGCAACTAAAGAACGAACCAGATAAATTTTCTCATAAGGAGTTCTTTCATCAAGAACTTCACGAAGAGCATTATAAAGAGTGATGAAAGTCTTACCCGTTCCTGCACATCCATAGGCAACAAGA